ACGTAAATTAATTAAAGAGCATAAAATCAATAAAGTCGTTTTAGTCTGGGACGGTCAAAACGGTGGTGTTTATCGACACCATATTGACGCAGCGTACAAGGCCAATCGTAAAAACAAAACTTGGCACGGCAAAATTGAAATGAGTGATGCGGAACTCCGCAGAGAGAAAGAGAAAGAGGAATCCATCTTAAAGCAAAGACAAAGAATTAAAGCATACGCAGAAGAATTATTTCTCAGACAAATCGAGGTAGATGAAATCGAGGGTGATGATTTGATTGCAGCATATTGTATGCAATATAATAACAAAGAAGAAATTTATTTATACACCAATGACCGTGATTTTTCGCAATTATTGGATTTAAATATCACAATACTGTTTGCTAATATCGAGCAGCCAGTAACAAGAACTAATTACTTTTTCAATTTCGGTTATCACTTTTCGAACGCATTAATTATGAAAATTATTAGTGGTGATGTTAGCGATAATGTTAAGGGTATTCAGGGAATTAAGGAAGATATGTTGCTTAAATATTTTCCGGACTTGAAATTCAGAACATTCACCGTTAGGGAAATTTGCCGGAAGGCTGACGAAATTAATAAAGAAAGAGTGGCCAATAAACAAAAGCCATTGAAGATTTTTGAAAATCTATTAAGTAACATTGATAGATTAATAATGAATCATAGGCTGGTTAATCTAAAAGAACCATTTTTAAATGATGTGGCCAGAGAAGAACTTGCTCAACTTGAAATGCCGTTAGAACCGAGTGATAGAGGAAGCAAGAATCTTTATAAAATGATGATGGAAGATGAGTTCTTAACAATATACACGGGTACTTTCCCCAATTATCTCGAACCATTTTATACTGTTGTTGCAAATGAAAAACAATTACTTACAGAATATCTGAAAAAAAATAAAGGTAAATTATAAAAAATCCTTTCATCTTACTTAGAATCTAACTATATTTGTCGTAGTATTAACAATTAAAAATAAAATCCCATGAACGAAAAAGAATATAATAATACATTTAGATTTGCTCTAATGCAAGGTAACGTATTATTGTGTGAGAAAATCTTTGATGCAGATAAGTTCAATCCTTTCACAAGGTATTCCATTGATATTAGGGATATCCTTCCTCGTGCAATAACCAAAATGCAAAAGGTTCTTTCGAAGAAAAAATATGATATTCTGATTGATGTTGGTAGGGAAGATGTAACGGTAGCGGGTTCACCCAGCGTTACATATGATTTGTACCATTATGCACAGGACATAATTGAATCGTATCCACAACAAATCAGAAACGACTTGAAATACAATCCACAAGCGATTGTACAACAGATTGAAGAAAAAACCATTCGTGGCGTTGAATGTAAAATAGGTTTTTATATCAATGAGAATCCTATTGTTGAAAGAATGTTTTATGTTGATGGTTTCAATCCGGTTGCAAGATACTCAGTAGATGTGGTGGATGCTGTGGTAGAAATTGCTGACAGAATTTTCGAACAAATCAAGGGTAACGACATCAAAAATATGTGGGATGATTATGATTTGATTAATATCAGGGGATTGTCAATCAATCAAATCAGGGAACTCTCTATTGGAAAAAGAGAAGACCTATTGCGTAAACTAAGAAGGTTTTAGTGGAAAAAAATCATTTAGGCAGTTACTGATAGGTAGCTGCCTTTTTAAACACATATATTTTAATGAGCGAAATTACCGAAAACACCTTAACGGCATATTTAGGTCCAGAGTTTCAGCAAAAGTTAATGTGGCAAATACTCGTAGAACCTGAGTTTGCCGAAAAAATAATTCCTGATTTATCTGTCGAATACTTCGATGACCCGAATTACAAAAGATTATTTCTTATTATCCTTGAATACATTAAGGAGCATGAGAAAGTACCTAATCTTCAAAATCAAAGCATATATCAGGCCATTAATAGATTCAAAACGCCAAACAATGTAATTGAAGAAGAATCTCTTTTTTCTGTAGCTGAAAGAATTCGATTATGGAATGAAAGGGTATTGAATAAACAATTGATGCATGATGGTGATGTGGTACAGAAAGCAACTCATACATTCGTAAGACAACAAGAATATCGTAAACTCGGTGAATTTATATTGGATAAAACCAAAAATGGCGATATTAAACAAAAGCACACTCTTGGTTTAATTGATGATAAAATTCAAAAAATTGCTCATATTGGTGAAGAAGAAGATGATGGTATTGATGTTACCGAAGGTGTTGAGAGGGCATTAAGACGTGAATTCAGGCAAACAATACCCACTGGCGTTAATGTACTGGATTCATTAACAGGTGGTGGATTGGGTAAGGGTGAAATTGGCTTAATATTAACACCTTCCGGTGTCGGTAAGACAACTCTTTTAACAAAAATTGCTAATACTGCACGTGAACATGATTATAATGTACTGCAAATTGTATTCGAAGATACAATAGAACAAATCCAACGTAAGCATTATACAATATGGACTGGTGTGGCTTTAAGCGAAATAGATGAAAATTGTGAGTTTGTTGCTGATGAAACTAATAAAAAGATAAAAAGTTTAGGAAACAAGGGAAGACTTACCATTAAAAGGTTCAGTCAAGAAGATACTACCATGAAGGATATTCGTGCATGGATTATTAGGTATCAGAAAAAACATGGATTTAAATTCGATATAGTTGTTCTCGATTATCTTGATTGTCTTGAATCGCATAGAAAAACTGCTGATAGAACTGAGGCCGAACTTGTGGTTATTAAGTCTTTCGAAGCAATGGCGGGTGATTTTAATATCCCGTGTTGGACCGCAATACAAACAAATCGAACCGGAATTAATGCCGAACTCGTTGAAGCATATCAAAGTGGTGGTAGTATTAAGAGATTACAAAAAGCACATTTCTTTATGTCTGTGGCCAAGACTCCCGAACAAAAGGAAGCACATCTTGCTAATATTCAAATCATTAAAGCCAGGTTTGCACAAGATGGCCAGATATTTAAAGACTGTATTTTTAATAATGATACAATGAAGATTGTTATTCATGATGAAAGGTATGCTACTGTTAAGGATTATAGAAAAAAATTCGATACTGATGAAAAGCAAACTAAATTTGCCGAAAAAGACACAAATTTAAGGATGCATACATATATAAGTAATGCTGAAACGGAAAAAAATGAAGATAAAAATACTGATGATTTATTGAAAGATTATTTAAAATCTACTGGAAGAACTGATACTGAAAACATTGTAACGAAAAAAACTGAGGGTATAACTGAGGGAGCAAATGAGGGAATAACCAATATACATATTTCAACTGAAAGAACCGATTTAACTGAAACCGAAATAAAAGCAATTGTGGAGTTTGCGAATGAAGCGATAAAAGAAACTGATGATGGCCTAATTGAAATAGATGAAAGTCCGGAAGCGCAGAAGAATATTGAGGTTTCAGAAGAATTACAAAAATCCGCTCGTTTAATGGCCGAACAGGGAGATTCATTAAAAAAAGAACCACTATTGGATTGGTCAGGAGAAACATTAACTCATGATGAATCACATGATGTGGAGGTAACAATTAGTGATGTACCATCGGTTATTTATATTCCTGCGGATAATAGGATATATGCAATTAATAAAGCGGTAGAAAGTCCACCAATAATACCAAATGAGAAGTCGAAAGTGGATTTAACACAATCAATCGAAGAAAAAAATAAAAATATTTTTGACATAGAAAAGACGTTTGTTGATGATGATAATGCTGGCCATAAGCAGAAACACGTGTTTGATATGCTAAAGAATATGTCTAAGAATCAGAATGTTGTAAAAAAAGAATGAAATTTTTATAAAAAATTGTAACTTTTTTAAAAATCATGCGTATTTATATTCCCAGACGATTATAAAATTTTTTTACTTTTTTTTGAAAAATACTTGCACAATTAAAAAATGTGTTGTATGTTTGCATCGTCTTAGGACAAAATGTTCTTTGTTTGATTTTAAAATATAAAAGGAAACGGTTGGTTATTTCAGTAAACATTTGCAGAAAAA